GGGATGACTCCCCAGGTGGGGAGTATGGTCGTAGCAATTTCGTAGCACCGCCATCCCGGCGGATCCGGCTCTCACTGTCAATGGGAGCCGAAATTGAAGCATCTGATCCTGGCCGCGGTCGCGGCTTTCCTCACCGCCTGCGGCGGTGGTGATCCTGAACCCAGCGATGAACGTGTGCGCCTGGATCCCCCGCATTGCGCGGCGAGTTCAGCACCTTGCCGCTAAGGAGTCACTTCTCTGGGCCAAGCCTCAAGCAAGGCTCGAGCGGTGTCAGCTTCACGCTCAGCTCCTGCTGCAAGCTCCGCCTGTACTCGCAGGCCTTCTTCCAGTAGTCGCCCTGCGGTGCCGGCGCAGTCACTTGCGGAGGCGGCGGAATCTGTCGCTGAGGCACCACCGCTGGCAGGACGGGCGGCGAGTGCGCGGCGCAGCTTGCCAAGATCAGCGGCAGCAGCAGCGCGAACGGAAGCAAGATCGGTTTCATGCTGGGCCTCTCGTTGGCGCAGGTTTGCCTCGGCTGCCGCAGTGCGCTCGCGCCAGGCTTGTTCGTCTCGGCGGTAGGCCTCTGACGCAGCCAGCGCCGCTGCGTTGTGGTCGGCGATCGCGCGATCGAGCACGCGCTGCACTTCTGCGCGGCCAGCAGCCTTGCCTTTGACGTAGTACACGATCGAACCCGTGATCGTCGTCACACCGGCGAACATCAGGCCGATGCCGAGAGCGCGAAGGGTTGCCAGACCCGGCAACGGCATCATGGGAAGAACGTCCGGCGGCCTGACCGCGGCGGAACAGACTGCACATGCGCCCAACCCTTCGTGGCGCTCGGATGCTCCTGCCACAGCCCGATGTCCGTCATCGTCTTCTGGCCGTCTGCCGTGAGCAGCCACTCGTCGAGGTCGCCATCCGGGTCATAGATGTCGATCGCCTGCCCGGTCATGTGCTTGGAGTTCGTCGCAGCACCAGGCGTGGCTGCGTTGATGCTGGCCGGCCGCCACCCGCTCGAAACGATCGTGCCTGTCTTGGGGTTCGTCGGCGGGAAGATGCGCGCGGCCTGGGCAATGATCAGCAGCTTGTTGGCCAGCTCGACCATCGTGGCAGCGTTCTTCTCCAGATCGGGCGACATAGCCATCGGGAACTCGCGGTCACGGCCCATCCAGTAGTCTTGCAGAGAGATCATTCCTTGGCACCTCCGACGACTTGCCGCCAGTTCGCCTCATCCAGCGGCGCTGGCTTGGTCGTCCCGTCTGGCGCCCGGTATCGCCACCGGTTCAAGCTGAAGAAGAAGAACGCCACCACGCCGGCCGCCATAACGGCCGGGCTCCAGTCGTCGAACTCGGTGAAGTTCAGCACTGCCGATACGAAGAGCGCGAGCGCCAGCAGCGCGTGCTGCAGGAACACCGATGGCTTAGTCGCGCCCTTCACCATCTTGTCGACCCGGCAGGCCAGCAGAAAGCAGCCGACCAGGGCGAGCAGCGTCGAGACGATGTGGCCGGTCATGGCTTCACCCCGCGCATGGCTTGGAATCGCTCGAGTGCCCACTGGCCGAACGTGCCCCACTTGTCTGGCATGGCCGGGATCGCTACAGCCACCGGGAACAGCAAAGCGGTGTAGCTAAACGGAATGTAGCCGGCAGCGAACTGGGAGACAGGAACGGTGGCCACCATCGTCACCAGAAAGGTGAACAGCGAATAGGCCCAAACGGGCATCTTCGACTCTGGCGCGCGAGTGAACAGGCCATAGAGCAGCCCAGCGAACCAGCCGACCAGGATCAGCGCATAGGCACTGACGTACTGTGCGAACTGCGGGCCAACTGCAGCGCCGGCGACAACCACGGCGACGGCAAACGGGTTCAGGTCAATGTCTGGTGGTGGAGCGGTCACGGAGCCTCCGTGCGTAGTAGGCGGCCAGGCCGGCCGCGGTTGCCCAGATCAAGGCAGTGATCGGAAGCCCGGTGCCGGCATCGCACACGAAGCTGCGACCGTTGCCGACGTACATCAGCGCGCAGCCGGACTGCATGAACCCCAGGCCAGCTCCGAACAGGCAGGCGGGCCACCAGTCGCCTCGGCGCTCGTAGCCGAGCAGCACGCAGCGCCAGGCCACCCACAGGCCAAGCATCGAATGGAAGGCCAGCGGGCCATCAGGGAAAGCCTGCCACAGCGTGTAGAGCGCCGTCATCTCCGCGAGGAAGATGGCCGGGTTCACTGCGGCGGCCTCCAGGGGCCGGGACCGCCCAGGATCACGGCACGCGCCGCGGCGCGCAGATGCCCCTTGCCGGCCAGACGGTACGCGACGCCCGCACCGCCGACCAGCACACCGCCAAGGATCATCATGAATTCGAGCATTTCAGTTCCTTCATCAGTTGGCGCCCGGCTTCCGCTTCGCGCTTGAGTTGGTCTTCGTCGACTGGGCCAGGGGCATCGGCGCGACGGAGAACGTCGACCTGCACCGGCTTGGATCTGTTCCTGCGCATGTGGCGCCACTGCGCCTCGGCCATGCCGCGCATGTCTATTCGGCGCGGCATTGCGTGACCTCGTCGGCCCGCGTATCGCCGGCCGCCGTTGCCCAGGGGCACCATGCGTTGCTGCCGACGCGCACTCCGTAGGCCCAACAGAGGCAAGGCGTCGGAGCACCGCCGTCAAGGATTGGCGCCCGCTTCGTCAGCGTGGCCCCGAGCACCTTGGTCACCGGATCGAACTTGCGAACGGGGCGCGTCGTGCCGGTGACGCCCTTCTCCGACACGACGAACCGCGGAGGCTCGGGATGATCGCGGGACACCTGGTCGGCGCGCGCCGTGTCGCAGATGGACTTGATGGCGGTGTCCGAGCACGGCAGCGGCATGTTGGCGCGGTAGACCCTGGCCATGTAGACCTGCGCCGTCTCGCCCTTCACCTCCGGCACCGTGACCAGCACCTTGTCGCGGCGCAGCACCTGCCAGGTCGCGACCCATCGGAACCCGTCATCGCTCAGGTAGTACCAGTGAGCCCAGCGATGGCCGTCGTCGGCCGTGCCGTGCTTGCCGGCGACAAATTGCGTCGTCTGATTGCCGGCGGCCGGAAATTTTGGCAACGTCTGCGCGTGCACGCTCAGACTCACGAACAGCATGAGGATGAACGCGCGCATCAGAACCTCGCCGAGTAGCTGACCACTGTCTGACCATCCTGCCGGCGCAGCGCGAAGTGGCCGATGGAAACACCGAGCGCAGCGCCTACAGCGTTGAATGCCATATCGCGGCTTGAGAAGTGATTCCCGGTCTGAGTGGAGTCGATCAGTTCCTTGACTGTGCCTGGCACCATCGCACACGCCCAGGCCTTGCCGAACGATTCCTTGTAGACGTTCGCGCAGCCGATGCCGATCACAGCGGACACGAAGAAGTGCTCTTCCCCGCCTCCATGCTTCCAGTGCTGCTGGATGACCGGCGGATCCTTTGGATGTTCGTGCCCGAACGAAGGAACGCAGAGCGCGGCCAGCGCCAGCATGATCAGTTGTCGCATGGAGTTCTCCAGAAATGAAAAGGCCGCCTGTGTGGCGGCCTCGTGGCTGGTGTGCTGACGGCATGCCATCAGCCATGCTCTAGGCTTGCCCCGGAAGTTTTCAGGGGGGAACAGTTCCTTTTGCGCCTAGCGTTTGATGGCGACGATCTTCACAACTACATCGAGCCCGGTGATCGTTACTGGGTCTCCGGCTGTCGGTGTGGCTACAGTCAACGCCTGCGCATAGACGGTTACCCCGTTTGCAATGGTCAGACCGTAGGTTGTGTGCCTGCGAGCGAACGCAGACGTCACGTTGGTTGAAGCATTGCCGCCCAGCAAGTCACCATTGTTAGTTCCACTTGAAGTGAACGCTGCAGTGTCCGCACTATTGAATAGATACGCCCCACCGCCCCCCGCTGTCTTGATTGCACCGCTATCGATCGAAACTTCGACAAACACCGATGCACCTGTGGAATTCGTCCACGACGCCTCTTTCAAAATACGTATCTGCCCACCGAAGCTGGCGTTGTATGTGGATGTCGTCGATGGCGCCGCATCGGTGATGACGACCGGATCGGTCGCAGCACTTGCTGCCAGCCCAGACGTACCAACCAGAGGAACAGACGCGACCTGGTTGGACTTGAGCAGCGACCAATCCCCGCGCGCCCCAAGCGTCGTGCGCGCTCGAACACGAAACACGTAGTGAATGCCCTGACCTAGCCCGACGATGGTCGCGCTGGTGGAGTTCCCGGGAACCACCACACTTGGCCAGTCTCCAGTCGGCACAGCATCGCCGGCACGCCGATACTGCACCTCGATGGTCCCGCTCTGTCGGACCTGTTGCGTAGTTGCGGCAGTCCAGCTCACCGTCGTGCGCGACAGGATTGACTTGTCGAGTTCCGTGCTGGTGCCGCTGGTGACCGTCACGCCGGTGATCTGCTCGACCACGTCAGGCTTCGGCAACCCGGTGTTGGCCGCCACATCCAGCGTGTTGAACAGCGGATCGACGTCGAAGATGGCCGCAGCGGTTTCGCGAAGCGTGAGCAACACGCCTCCCTTGAGCGAGAACTCCCAGCCCTGCACCTCGAACAGCTTGCCGCTCCAGCCGAAGACGTCGAGCGTCACGCTCACGACGTCGAACAGCTCGAGCTGCAGCGCGCGCATGTCGCAGGCCATGCTGACCGTCAGGCCCTCGCGTCCCTCGCGCATGAGCACGCCGCAGACATGCTGGGCGTGCACCGCCCGGGTGACGCCGTTCAGTTCCACCTCCCTCGGCAGTTCTCGCCCATCTGCGGCCACCGCAGCCGTGTAGGTGACCGCCGCGGCCGGCGCTGCGATGTAGTCCTGCGCGGCGTCCGCGAAGGTCGGCCGCATGATGTTGACCAGGTCGGCGGTCGGCGTCTGGCCGACGATCTCTACCGACTGCAGCGTGGTGAGCCAGTTCCTGTCGATCGACGCCACCGGCGCGCGGTAGACGCCAGCGCGCAGGGTGAGCTTGCCGCCAGCCCAGCCCCAGCGCCCGGCCATCGCTTCCACTATCTCGTCGAGCGTCTCGCTCGGATCGGCGTCGAGCGGGCAGGCGATGCCGCACTGGTAGAGCGGGCGCACCTCGGTGCCGGCATCCGTCACGAAGCTGGTGCTGATGTCGCAGGCGTTCGCCGCGGCGATGAAGGCGGCGTCGTTGATCTCGGTGCTGGCCGCGCCACCACCGTAGGCGTAAAGCGCCCAGTCGCGCGCGATCAGCGCCGGGTTCTCGCTCCAGGCCGTCGTGCCGGTGCGCGGGTCCAGGATCTTGGCGCCCTTCACCACCGCACTGATCTGCGGCAATCCGGTCGGGAATGCGTCCTGGTCGTACTCGAGCGTGACGATAAGCGACGCGTCGCCCGCGAAGTTGTCGGTGCTGAGCAGCTGGCTGGTGCCGACCGTGGCCGCGAGATCGGTGTAGAGGTTCTGTGATGCCCCGCCGAGGTACTTGCGCACGCGCGCCTTCGGCGTAGCCAGGCTGTACTGGTAGGACACCACATACGTGCCATTGAACGTGGCGCCGCTGACCGACACCCCAGTCCCGACGACGGTCGGCGTCAGGCTGTACGACGTCTCATCGAGCGCGCCGCTCGACTGGGACACCACTGTGATGCTGCCGCTGATCGGCGTGTTCGCCAGCGTCACCGAGCCGGAGCCTCCGCTGACCGTCATCGTGGTCGAGGCGTCGACCACTTTGGTGCCAGCCCAGGGCGCTGTCTGCACGTAGCCGCTGCCATCAAGCGTGACTGCCTTCTCGTTGAAGTAGACCGTCTCGATGTCGTCGACTTCGTGCGCGGCCAGCGAGAGCACAAACGTGTAGTACTGGCTGTTCGTCCCATGTGTCTGCTTGAAGACGACGCCGTCGACCAGGCGCACGCGGCCATAAACGCGCGAGCGCCGGCCGTTCGCCGTCGACAGCATCACCAGCCGATCTTCCAGGCTGGCGTTGTAGGCATCGACGGCGCGCCGCCGCGCTTTGCGGCGCTGGGCATTGCCGTAGCCGATCACCGCCGCTGCGGTGATGATGTAGCCGGTCGCCGTCAGGATGGTCGAGCCGATGGCGACGCCGGCCGTGCTCGCGACGTAGGCCAGGACGTAGGTGACTGCAGCCGGCATCTCAGGTGGCCTCACAGCGCCAGGCGCGCTCGACTTGATCGGTGGAGAACGTCGCCAGGCCTTCCGCCGCCGGGCCGTGCCAATGCAGCCCCGCGCACACGCACAGAGCGTCGCGGCCGTTCTGGACTGTGACTCCTACATCACCGGGCTGCGCCATGGCTGGCGCGATTTCTTCGCCAAGACAGCCGGACGCGAGCGCCACCAGGCCGCCACCCGAGCGCACCAGGCGCGCCGCGGCACGTTCGTCGAACCAGCTGCCGCGCAGCAGCTCGATGTGGTCGGCTCCGGTTACCGCCTTGACGCACGCCGCCGCGAAGGTGACACAGTCATTGCGCCCCCACTCGAACGGACGCGCCATGTGCTCGCGCATGCAGACGTCCAGACGCGACTGCCAGTCGTGCAGCCTCATTGCCGGAAGAACCCGGCGGCCGGCCACACGTCCTGCACCTGCGATTGGCTCACGACGAAGCGCCGCGAGGTGTCGCCCGGGTAGAGCTTCTGCTGGTCGGCGTCGGTGTTGCGCAGTGGCTTCGGGCGCGAGAATGTCTCGCCGCGGTGCACGGCCGTGACACTGATGCTCGACACCTGGCCGCCGTAGCTGATCGGCATCTGGTCGATCGTGCCGCTGAACAGCGGCAGCAAGTCGGCCACTGCCTTGGTCGATGGGTCCAGCAGCGCCAATGACAGTTCGCAGACCACGCCGCGCACCGACTCCGACAGCGCCAGCGCGATCGCATCGCTTGGGATGCCCGAGAGCGTGAAGCGCAGCGACTGCGAGTCGCCTGGCTGGTCGAGCACCTTCTCCACCGAGCCGAACGTCCCAGCACCGAGCCAGTCGTTCCCTCCGTAGATCACCGTCGCCGCCGTGCTGTTCAGCCGCAGGACTGGGGACGTGGCGACGTACAGCAGCATGATCGCGGGTGGCACGTAGCCGCTGGCGATCGTTGTCTGCGAGGTACTGGAAAGCGTGCGCATCAGGCCACCTGGCCCTTGATGACGACGAAGGTGATGACGATGGCTTCCGCCAGTGCGCCGCCGGTCAGGTTGCGGACGTGAACCACTGCCGCGCCTGCGTCTGCCTGCGCCTGGATCAGGTACGCGCCACCCGTGCCCGTGCCGTTCTTCATCTTGGTGACCAGAACATCGTTCGCTGTGATGGTCGAGTTGTTCAACTGGAATGCAACCGACGTCCCGGCCCCCAGCGATGCGGCGTTCATGGTGATCTGGCCGGTCGTCTTGTTGAGCGTGACGGTCGTGCTTTTGTTGGTCGCCTGTGTGACCGTGCCGCCTGCGCCGACTGCGTAGCCGATGCCTGTTGTGGCGAAGGCAGTCTTGGTGTAGAGCTCCGTGAAGTTCGCGTCGAGGTCAGCGTTCTGGGGCGTCGTGTCAGGGTTGAAGAGAATCTGTGCCATCAGGTTGCCTCTACGAGATCAAGTGAGATGCCTTCGAACATGCCAGGCCGCCACACCACGGGCGGAACATCCCCGTCACGCAAGCGGAAGTTGACGGTCGGCCTGTCGTAGGTGACGTATGAAAAAGCTGCGACTTCGGAGCGCGCCGCCGGCGCGAATTCGATCGGCATGTCACCGTTCGCATCCGCCACCGTGTCGACCAGCTGCATCACCGTCTGGCCGTTGGCCAGGCCGAAGAGATCCCCGGCCAACATCGTCCGGCCGGGCAACGTCGAGATCGTCCCGGTGGTTGCGAACTGAGCCAGCGCATACCGCAGCGCCGGCGTGCCGGCCGTCCATGTCGCGGTGGCCGGCGTGCTGGTGCTCCAGATTGCCGTTGCAGGCGTCGAAGTGCTCCAGGTCGCCGCGGATCCTGCGCCGAGCGTTCCGCGCGGCGTCGGCCGGCGCATGTGGAACAGAGAGACCGAGTTCTGTCGCCCGCGCAACCGATTGATGAAGGCCTCGAGCTGGGCGCCGTAGGCCTTGCTGATGCTGCTGGGGATCGTGAAGCTGGCCACCCAGTGATCACCGCCCAGATCCACCACCTGCACCGTCGACGGCGAGAACAGCGACGGGAATGCCTGCTGGTTCGGCTGCACCTTCATTTGGAACCGGTTGACGCCCCACGCTTCGGGCCATGCGTATGTCGTCATGCCAGTCCCTTGCGAGCCAGGAGCAGGCGGACCTGCGCCAGCGTGTTCTCTTGCACCGACGAGATGCCGGCCACCACCTCACCACGCGACACGCCACTGGCGAACGTGTAGGACGGGCTGAAGACCAGCGTCGGCCCCTGGCCTCCCCAGCCGTTGCGGTTCTGGTCAGCCGTCAGGATCCGCTCTCCCTTGTGGATCTTCGCGACCATGTCGCGCGGCACGTAGTCGGTGCCGACGTCGAAACTGGGCAGGCCGATGAACTTGAAGAGTTCACCGATGCCGCCGCCGATCTTCCCGGTCGTGCCGAAGTCGCCGAACAGGTACTTGCCGAGCTGTGCACCCAGCGCCTGCGCGGCCATGTCGATCAGCAGGTTCTTCCAGAGTTCGCCGATGCTCTCGAAGTCACCCTTCAGCGTGCGCGCGATCGTGTCGCCGAGCGCGTCCTGGATGTTCTTGCCGGCCTGCTGTGCGAAGTTGTCGAGCTCTTTCACCTGCTCGAGCACCTCGGAGTAGGCCTCCTTCTCGCTGCGCAGGAAGTTCGACTTCTGCGCCTCGTTCGGGTCGAGGATGGCCGGGCCGAACCCTGCCGCGGTGATCTTGTCGATCTCCTCGCGCGTGGCCTTGATGGCAGAGAGCACGGCCGGGTCGCCGCGTGTCTCGCGCTGCAGGTTGAACAGCTCCGAGAGTTTCTGGTTCAGCGCCTCGAGCTTGGCCACGTCGGTGCTGTTGATCGCCGAGATCGCGTCGGCCAGCGCCTTGTTCTCGGCCGGGCCGGGCAGCTTCTCCTTGGTGATCTTTGCGCCGATGCCGGAGACGTCCGGCGCCTTCGGCTCGATGAAGCCGCCGCCGCCTTCGTTCGCCGGCCGCCGGCCAGACGTCGGCGGGCTGTTCTGGTTGACCAGGCCCTTGATGCGATCGCCGGCCTCGCGCGCCTGCGTCTGCACGCGCAGCAGCTCGGCGCGCACCTCGGCCAGCCGCGCCACCGTGTCGCGGTTCGGCTCCAGACCCTTGGCCTGGCTGAAGTCGAGCGACCGCTGCAGCTTGATCGCCTCGCTGGTCAGCTCCTGGATCTGATCGGCAGACCGCTGCAGGGTGATCAGGTCGATGTCGACCTTGAACCCGTCCTTGATCAGCGCGAACACGCCGCCGGCACGCTGCGCACGCTCGAAGAACTGGTTCAGTGCCGGCACCAGGTCCGAGACCAGCGCACGCGCCGCGTCCTTGCTGTTCTTCTGCAGCGCGAAGAGCTGCTTGTTGAACTTCTCCGCCTCTTCGGCCTGCTTGGTCGTGACGGTGGCGTTCAGCCGGCCGGACTCGGCCAGGTCTTTCAGGAACGGCGCCACCTCGCGCACGCTCTTGCCAAACAGATCCTGGATGATCCGCGCCTTGTTGCCGTCGTCGGCGAACTTCGACAGCGCCACGGCGACCTGCTGCAGCGCCTCGGCCGGGTCGAGCTTGCGCAGCTCGGAAGCAGACAGGCCGATGGCCTTGAGGATCTTCTCCTGCTCGCTGCCGGCCTTCGCCTCCTTCAGCACGCCGTTCAGCTTGACCAGCGAGGCGCCGAGCGTGTCGGTCGACGTGCCGGTGCGCGCCGCCACGTTCTCCAGCGCGCTCAGGTTCTCGATGCTGGAGCCGGTGGCGTCCTTCAGGTCGTTCAGCGCGTCGATGCCGTCGATCGTGCTGCGCACGAACAGCGAGATCGCGCCGACGCTGAACGCCGCCGCCAGCGACGACGCCAGGCCGGCGCCGAGGTTCTTCAGCCCGTCGAAGCTGCGGTTGATCTTGTCCGCGTTCTGCTGGGCGATGCGCGACGCACGATCCATCCCGGCCTCGAGGCCTGCCAGCTTGGCCTCGATGTCGATTGAGAGAGTGGCCAGTGCCATGTGCGTCAGTCCTCAGCCGCCTGCGGCGACTCGGGTGGCTTGTGGTTGCGGATCACTTCGATGCGGTGGAGCAGGCCTTCGACGTCGTCGATGCCGAGCAGCTCGACGACGACAGGCAGCCCGGCCCACTCGATCCCGCCCATGCCGTTGGCGAGTAGGTTGTAGGCACGCACCGCCAGCAGCGTGTGAGCGTCCGGCTCCTGCTGTTCTTCGCCCTCGTACTCGACGCCCGCCTGCGCATCGAGCAGGGCCGTCAGTTTTTTGCGGCCGCGTCCTGCTTTGCCAGCCAGGCCTTGATCGACTCCACCAGCTCGTGGCTGGCCGGCGCAGCCCAGTCGGGCCGATCCATCAGCACCTCGGCAGCCAGTTCAGCCGAGAAGACGGCCGGCGAGTCTCCGCCCACACCTGGCAGCAGGTCAGCCTCGGTGATGCCATCCCAGCCGATGACGTGCTCGGCCACCAGCTCGAGCGAGACGCCGGCCCGAAAGCGCGACATCTGCGCAGCCAGAGGCCGGCGCATGCGCAGGCGCTTGCCCGGCGCGAGCTCGACGGTGAACTCTCGCGCCGAGCGCAGGCGATCGAGCAGCGCCGCCATCAGGCAGCACCGCGCAGCGCGAAGCCCTTGACCTTGATCTGAAACGAGCCGGTCGCCAGCTGCGAACGCTGCAGGCTTTCACCCGGGCGCGACGGCGTGCCGCGGAAGACCCGCACCGAGCCGTCCTGCAGAGTCAGGCGCCACACCAGGTAGGTGCCGGCGATCGAGGCGTCCTCGATGGCCTGCATGACTGCGCTGTTGAAGGTCTGCGATAGCAGGTCGATCTGCACGGTGTCGGAAGGCAGCAGGCCGAGCACCTCCTGCTTGACGACGTCGAGCAGCTTGGTGTCGTCCAGCGTGTCCGGCTGGCCGCCGCCGATGCTGTAGCCGATGGCCTCCGACAGCGTGCCGAATGTCGAGGCCGGCGTGAACGTGCCCGCCGTGAAGGCCGAAAACGTGGCGGTGTTCAGGCCCTGCAGCTCGAACGTGTTGGCCGCCTGGTTGTAGACGCGAGTGGCCTGGCCATCGAGCTGCACCATGCCGGCGCTGACGGTCCAGTAGCCCACGGCGCCATTCGCCATGGCATGGGCGGTGGACGTTGCCACGCCGGGCGATGCCAGGGTGACGGCGGTGACGGTCTTGGCTGTGCTGAATGCGGTGGCAATTTCCAACTTGACGTTGCGGCCGACGACTGTGGTCATGAGATGACTCCTTCAGGAACGAAAAAACCGGCCGCAGCCGGTTGGTTGATGAATCTGTGCAGACGCCTACACGTCGAACCAGTCGACCGTGACGATCTCGACCTCAAGGTCGTTCTCCGCGTCGTATCCCGCGCTGCCTCGATCGCTCGGCATGCCACCGGCGCGCAGCGCGTCGCGCACCAGGCCGGCGACGACGATCGCGTTGGCGCGCGATGAGCCGACGCACTGGACGTCGATCGTCGACTGCGTGGCCAGCCAGGTGTTGTCGAAGCCAAAGTCCTCGGTGACCTGCTGCTTGCTGAACGCGATGTACGGCCGCGTCGCGCTGGGCAACACGGCGTCGATGCTGATGCGCGCTGCCGGCACGGCCGCCAACAACGGCGCGTGCGCGATCAGCACCGCGCGCAGTTCGCTTTCGGCACTCATGGCTGCGCGCCCTTGCTGTTGAGTTTCTGGATCGCCGGGCCGAGCACGTCGGCGAAACGGGCGACCGCCTGGCTGGCTCGCCCGGCCGCACGCTGCAGCATGCCGGCGCCCGGCCTGCCGCTGGCGCCGAACTCCAGCCACCGCCAGTAGAACGGGTCGGTCGGGCTGTATGCGCCACGTGCGCCACGCTTAGCCGGCTTGACGTTCACGAACACGCCGAGATCTCCGCGCCGGCGCGAGGCCTTGGAAGTGCGCACGCTGATCGCCTTGCGCACCGTGCCCGGCGTGCGGATCTGCTGCCCCTTGCGGCGCACCGGCACCATGGCCACCGGCGTCAGGCGGCGCGCTTCGTCTCGGAACACCCGGCCGGCAGCGCGCAGCGCGTTGAGCAGCGCGCGCTTGCGCAGCTTCGGCGGCAGGTCGCGCAGCGCGGCCTTGACGTCGTCCAGGCCCTTCACATCGACCTTGATGTCACCGGCCATCGCGCTGCCCCTGCACCGTCATGAGCTCGAGGTACTCGCGCCGGCCTTCCACGTTGATCGGCGGCCCGACGATGTCATGCGGCACGCCACGCCACACCACGCGCATCAGCCCGGTCACGTCGGCCCGATAGCGGATGCGGAAGCGCACGTCGACCGTCTGCTGCTGCTGGCCGGCGGCGAAGTACTCACGTCCGCGCAGCGGCTCGGCGTTCGCCCAGACCGTGGCCAGCGTCGACCAGGCGCCCTGGTTCTCGCCGATGCTGTCGAGCGAGGTCGCGCGCTGTTCGATCGTGATGCGCTCGCGAAGTTCTCCGGCGGCCAGCATCGTCAGACCTTGAACACGCGGTACGGGTCGAGCAGCGAATCCACCCAGCGGTTCGGGATCTCGGCAATCTTGCCGCCGAGCACCATCGCCTCGCGCTGGGCATAGATAAACGCCGCCGTGAGCAGGATCCACGCCTTCATGTCGCCGGGCACCGCGGCTTCGTTGGCGTAGCCGGTGACAAAGCGGATCGTCACGGCGTTGGCCTGGTCGCGTGTCTCCGGCCAGGTGGCGTTGTACGCCGGCAGCAGCCAGCCGGGATAGGTCGAGTCATCCAGCCGGTAGTTGGCCGAGCTCAGCGTCTGGCTGACGCCGTTGACGTCGATGTAGTTGACGCTGGTGATGGCGGTGACCGGCGGCTTCAGCAGCTCGATCTCTGCAGTCGGGAAGGCGTCAAGCGTCTGCTCCCAGGTCTGCGTGACGATCGCCGTGCCTGTGTAGTTCTCCGCCTTGGCACGCGCCGCGGCTATCGCCAGCGTCAGCACCGCATCGTCGTCCGTCGTGTCGACGCGGCACTGCGCCTTCAGCTGCGCGAGCGTGATCGGCTCGGCGCCTGCAGCGGTGATGAGTTTCAGGCCCATGTCCTACTTTCTGCTCAAGGCAGGGCCGCTCGGCGGCGGATGTTCGATGCGGGCGATCGCACCAGTCCAGGCGTCTGTGACTGACTTCGCCGCCCGTGAATCACGGTCTGGCTGTTGACGATCGCCGGCGCCTGCACGCTCAGCAGCAGCGCGCCGGCGGCCGGGTTGACGGTCACGTTGCCGCTGCGCGTGAGCGCCGGCTGCCCACCGGTGACGATCAGCGCGCCCGTCAGCGGGTTGGCCACCACGTTGGCTGTGCGCGTCACCGTGGCCAACTGCCCAGCCGCCACCACCACGCCGGGGTTCGGCGTGATCGTGGTGTTGAACCCCGTCACGACGATCGGCGAGGCGGTGGCCAGTGCCAGGGCGCCCGTCGTCGGCTGCGCCGTGGCGTTCGTCGTTCGCGTGACAGTTGGCGCCGCGCCGGCGATCAGCAATGCGCCAGCACCAGGCTGCGCCGTGGCGCTGGTCGACTGCGAGACGCTCGGCTGCAGGCCAGCCAGCACCAGGCCTGCCGTGCCGGGCTGCGCCGTCTGCGCGCCGTTCGCACTGACCGTCGGCGAGGATCCGGCGAGCAACAGCGAGGCCACCGTCGGCCGGATCGTGTCTGCGCGGCTGAGCGCAGGAGCGGCTGCCGCGAGCGCCAGCGCGCCGGCGCTCGGCGTAAGCGTGACCGCCTGCGTCGCGCCGGCCTGCGATCCCGACAGAGACAGCGCGGCTGCGCTTGGTACGACCAGCGTGGCCACCAGCAGGCTCGGCGACGACGCCGCCAAGGCCAGTGCGCCAGCCACCGGCTGCGCCGTGGTGCCACCGCTCAGCGTCAGCGTCGGCGCGAGCCCGGCAAGCGCCAGGGCCCCGACCGAGCCTGTGACAGTGTCGGCACGCCGCACCGTAGGCGCGATGCCAGCCAGCGCCAGCGCGCCGGCCACTGGCAGCTCGAGGTTGGCCTGGCTGACGAGTGGTGCTGCACCTGCCAGGACCAGAGCCGCGGCAGGCGGTGACGGCAGCGTCAGTGTCAGCGTCGGCGCGGTGCTGCCGAAAGCCAGCGCCCCCGCCGTCGGCGTGATCGTCGAGCCTGCGCTGGTGCTGACCGTCGGCTGCTGTCCGGCGATCGCCAGTGCCCCAGTGACAGGCGTGCGCGTGACCTGGCTGGTCGCGGAGACCGTCGGCGCTAGGCCGGCAAGTGCCAGGCTTGCCGATGCGGGCTGCGCAACACCTGGAGTGGCGGCGTCCTGCAGCTCGGCATCGAACCAGCCCCCGACCGCCTCGACGTCGAACCAGCCGCCAGGCGCGGCCTCGCGGTCGAACGGGAAGCTCGCAGCCACGAGCTACCTCAGTCGAGCGTGACGCGCAGAGCCGGCGCGACGGTGGCCGTCGCGATCGCCGGGATGGTGCCGGCCGCCGTGGTGACGCCGGTCAGCGCACCGCCGCCGGTCGTGGTCAGGATCCTGCCCTGGCTCATGTCGTTGGCCAAGCCGAGCGCGGTGATCTGCGTGGTGGCCAGCGCACCGCGGAACGCAGCCCACAGGTGCGTGCCCGCCGGGACAGCCTGCGCGAAGCTCGCGGTGTTGCGCTTGGCACCCGTCGTCGTGCCAGAGTCGACGGTACCGGTCGCGGCGATCTTCGTCAGAGTTTGCGCGCTCTTGTTGGGTGCCGACGGCGTCGAGAAGAGGCCGACTTCCTTGGTGTCGGTGCCGGCGCCGGCCGTCGTGATGTGGAACTCGACGAACTTCACCGTCAGGTCCTGCGCCGCACGACCGATGTAGACGTAATACGCCGTTCCGCTGATGGTCAGGAATGTGCCGCCCTGGGTCAGGTGCGACGCGAAGACTCGCTGGGTGTCGCCTCCTTCCATGCTGCTCAACAGCCGGTTCGGCGAGGCATTGCCCAGCTTGAAGAAGCCCACGCCTTCCGTGTAGATCAGGCACTCACCCGGCGCCAGGGTGACGGCGTGCAGCTCGTAGGCCGTGGCGCTGACGTTCTGGCGCACGATGACCGTGTTGCTCAGGGACGCGTCCTTGTTGCGGACGGTCAGCTGTTTCAGCGTGCTGGTGTTGCCGGATCCCGGAGCCGGCACGACGTTGGTGACCGTGCCAGCGCCGGCAGAGTTCTGCGCCGAGCGGCCCGCCGCCGGCGTGGTCAGTCCGCTCGACACCGCCGTGACGTAGGCCGCGACGACGTCAGTCGAAGCCGCTGAGCTCGTCGTGACGTCGAGCGTGTCGGTGTCTTTCACGTAGATCATTGCAGTCCTTGAGCCAGGCTTCGAAGCGGCTGTTTGGGAAAGTCAGAGAAGTCTGGCGTGACGATCAGTCCGCCGGTCTGGCTGATACGCGGTGTGAGTCCGCCCACAATCGCCGCGCCTTCAACTGGCACCAGCGTCCCGGTATTCGCCTCTTTGAACGTCGCAATCTTGATGGCGACGTTCGTGCCGGCAGAAAGCGTGAACGTCGGCGAAACCGATGCCGTCGAGGTGACCAGCAGCTTTGCGACTGCGCTGGTCCAGAAGTTAGTCGTGTCGTTGTTCTGCCCGAGGATCGTCAGGCCTGCGGGACTGCTCGCGGTGTAGACGACGCTTGATCCGTCGTCATTGGCGACAAAGACAATCAGGCATTCGTTAGCCTGTCCCAGCGTGCCGGATGCGAGCGTGTAGGGACTGGCCTTGGCGCTGACCTGAACATTGACATCGAGCGACGCAGTAGCAGCGCCCGTGACCTCGACAAGCCAGCCCGTGGCGGCTGGTGTACCAGTCCAGCTTGGCGTCGCTACCGTCGATCCACTGCCGGTGATGTTCTCGGCGACATACGCACTGATCTTCGATCCGATCGAAGTTGTCGCTACAGTCCCGACCGCGCTAAACGTGCCAGAGGCTCCGCTCAGGGCCACGCTGTTCAGCGTCGCGCCCGGATCATAGGCCGTGACGTAGATCAGCGTCGATCCGGTCGTCGTCGTGCCGGAAGCGCTCGCCCCTGATCCGGTTGCAGCCCCGACTAATCGTGCGTCGATTGCCATTTCACTGCACCGCCAGCATCTGCATGGCTGCGCCCTGGCTGGCCGTTGGCGTCCAGGTGCAGCTATAGGTGCCCGCGCCGGTCACGGTCCTCACCGCAACCGCGAACTGCACATACGGCACACCGCTTTGGAATGAGGACTCGATCAGGCTCCAGCCGGTGCCGCTCACTGCAACGTCTTTCGGGTTCGTTCCCGTGTCTGCATCACCAGTCCATGCGGCGAAGATGACAGCCGGGCCTGTCGTCGTGATGCTGGGGCTGGAGTAGCCCACACCTGCACCAGCCGCTGCAGCGTTGCCCTGAGACTGGATGAAGGACGTGCCCCCGATCACCTCCAACACAACGACGGTGATTTCCTCCAGCGGGAAGGCGTTGTCCTTGTCCACGCTGACGGTGTACGAGCCGCTGCCGCTGACGTTGGCGTTCGCATGCACCCGAGGGCCGAATCCAACCCACAACCCGCCTGCATAGGCCTGGTCCGTACCGCGCTGCGTGAACGAGGTACCCGACGTATCGGTGGGCGTCGCCATGCGAGCGAAGTCGCCCATGCTGAAAACGACGATCGAGGATCCGGCCGTCTTCCCAGCGACAACGACAGTCGCGGGGTCTTGGTTCCCTGCGTTTGCGTCTTGATCGGCGCGTGAGTTGTGAACCCCGAGGGCGGGACCGGCTGCAGCCGGCCGGTACGCGATGTTGCCGCCCACGGAATCGAAGATCAGGTCAGCGTGAAGACGCCGTTCGCCGCCGGCGCGATGGTCAGCGTGTTCGGCGAGGTTACGGTGAACGCAGCCGTCGACAGCGTGCAGAAGCACAGCAGCTTGCCAGCGCCGGCGCCGGTCGAGTTGCGGATCACCGCGTACTTGATGTTGTTCAGCGCCGAGCCGCTGGCCGTGAACACCAGGCCCACCGTCGAGTAGGCGAACTTCATCGCCTTGGCCGACACCGATACCCAGGAGCCGGTGGCCGGCACCAGGTTGCGCCCGCCGGCGACGTAGCCGCCACGCGCGGAGATCTCACCCGGGATTGACGCGAAGGTCGAGCGCGTCGACAGCAGCAGCAGCGCCGCCGAGGCCGACGCTCGGTGCAGCGACATCTTGAACACGCCCGCGCCGAGCGTGATCGTGCCGTTGCCGATGTACTTCTTCGCGCGGCCGAAGACTTTCCAGGTACCAGCTGCCATGTGTCATTCCCCTTTGGAGATTTCTGCGCCCGTGCGCAGGATGTGGTTGATGAGTCCGTCGCCGTAGACCTCGAGCTCGATCTCGTCGCCGAGGAACTTGACCAGGTCCATGAATTCCTGCGCCTGCGCGATCTGCCAGGCGTGGCAGCGGAAGGTGCGCCCGCCCACGGTGACCGGTATCACGACTTCGCTGTCGTTTTCCGGCTGCGCGTAGGCGTGGTGTGCATCGCCGTCGAGGCAGGAGTCGAAGCCGAACAGGTGGAATTGCTTGAAGCCAAGCATGCGCAGCAGCGGGATCGCGCGCAGCATGACGGTCGAGCCGCCAGGCACCAGCCACCACACCGGGTAGGCGGCGTCGAGATCCTCGCGCACCTGTTCGGCGCCGGTGTGCCAGAGATAGGTGAGCTCGTGTGGCAGGCCCTCGAGCACCGAAGGATCGCACTGCGACGAGATCAGGTACTTGCAACCCGGGACGACGGGCTTCGTGAAGCGCGCGTTGAAGGCGCGGGCATCGACGATGACCTGCGCAGATGGCTGCAGACCCTGTGCGATCGCCCAGTTGTAGGCGCCGTTCAGCGTCACCAGCTTGACGCCGGCGGCGCGCATTTCCTTGATCATCTCGGCATGCGCGGCCAGCGACGGCCCGCCCGCGAGGATCATCACCTCGGCATCCTGCGTGAGATAGGGCTGCACCTGCTGCCAGCCAGCGGCCACGTTGGCCCGCACATTGGCCTGGATCTGCTCCTCGCCGATGTTCAGCGCGCCGATCTCGACGACCTTGCGTGCGTCCTGCCAGGCTGAGACGTAGAAGAGCGCCTGGTGCTCGTCGTTGCGCGACCAGTGGATGACGCAGTCGAGCGCCTGCAGCTTCTTGTGCCACCACTCGTAGGGTTGCACCGTCAGATGCAGTGGATGGCCGATCAGCGCGCCCATCTTGTCGTCGACGCACGAGATCTGGAAGAAGACGTGCTGAGCTGCCTGCAGGATGTTCACCAGCACCTGGTCGACCTGATCGGGCGGCAGGTGCTCCATCACGTCGGTGCAGTAGCCGTACTCGGCCTGCACCGGCGACGGCTTGGTGAGGTCGTGGCAGGTGAATTGCATGTGGCCGCCTCTCACCAGCGCACGCACCTCGGCGTCGAGGCAGTTCTCAGCGAAGTCGAGCATGTGCACGTCGGCACCGCCGAGCTGCGACAGGATCGCCGCGCCGCGCCCGGTGCCGGCACCGAAGTCGATCACCTCGGCGCCCGGCTTCAGTTCAGCCTGGCGCAGGAAGGTCATGGCCGCGTCGGCGCCCGGCGCCACATGGCGATAGGCGTCGATCGACCACATCGCCTCGTACTTCGCGCGCTCGGTGGGCGCGATGGTGACGACCGGAGCCGAGCCTGCGAGACCTGCTGCTGCTGTCATTTTCTGACGCTTAGTGCAGCTGCGCCTTGGCGTAGGTCACAGCATCGGGATGGGTGTCGAGCTCGCCAGCGGCGACGCCGGCTTCCGCCTCTTCCTTGGTCAGCGTCACCACCTCGTCGGGCACGCCCCAGGAAGATGCGACGAGCACGCGCGCCTCGATCTGCGCGCCCTCGCTTGTGGGTTTCTTGGCCATTGAGATCTCCGCATTGGCTGAAGTAGCGCCGGCCGGTACAGACATCTGCACCGGCCGGGCAAAGACTCGCGAGAGCGAGCCAGGAGGAGACCGATCAGGTCGCGCTGTGCTGGTAGACCTTGACGGCGCCGGTGTCGAGCAGGTTGCCGCCCGTGCGCGCCCAGGCCAGGAAGCCCACCTGACCGAGCTTCATGTAGGCGCTGTCGTCGAAGCGGAACATGGTGACGTCCATCGCGTCGCGGATCAGGTAGCGCTGGAAGTTGCCGAACGCCAGGGACTTGGCGTTCGCGGCCGGCACCGCCAGGTCGTTGTTGATGTACACCGGGTAGCCCAGCAGGCGGTCCGGCGTGGCGCTGGACATGCCCTCGTCGTAGCTGGGCGTCCAGATCGGGCGGCCGGCGGTGTCCTTGATCTTGCGAACCACACGGCGCATGGTCTGGCTGACCATCCAGCCGGGCTCGGCGCCGGCCAACTGCGGCGTCGTGATGGGCACGTCGTGGTACGCGGCGTCGATCGAGTCGACCATGTCCACGAGATCGTCGTAGATGATCGTCAGGGTCTGGCCCGTGGTGCCGGTCTTGCCGACCGAAGCTGCGGTGATCAGGCCGCCCGGATCCGTGGTGCCGCCGCCGGTGGTGTAGCCGACGTTGGCGACACGGCCGATGCGATCGGTCAGGCGCTTCATCACCATGGCGGTGATGTCGATCTGGCTGTCCTGCAGCAGTTCGATCGGCACCGCGATGATCTTGGAAGACGCCTTGAACACGTTCACGGCGACCGAACCGAAGGTCGGGTCGGCTGCGGTGGCGGTCGTGTTCTGCGCGATCCACTCGCCGACTTCCGACGTGCCGTCCGAGGTCGGATACGAGAGCGGCTGGCCGTTCTCGGTCGTGATCTGGCTGGCCACCTTGCGCATGTAGCCGTAGGCCTTGAGCAGATCGATCATCTGCGAGGCGACCACCGACTGGACGGTGAAGCCGCCCTGGGAGCCGGTGGTGGTGCTCATGGTGTTACGCACCTTCTGGAGCTCTTCGGCGTTCATGTCCTTGAAGGACTTGCGCAGGAAGATCTCCAGGCCGGCCAGCGCGGCGTTCTTCGGGTCGGCGTCCTTGCGGTTCGCGTCCTTGAAGTTGCGATCGGCATCGGCATCGAGCAGGCGCTGGGTCGCGTCGATCTGCGCCTTGGTGCGCTCGGCCTCGTCCATCAGGCCGTCGAACTTCGTCTGGTCTTCCTTCGACCAGGTCTGCGAACCCTTCTCCGCGAGGATGTGGTTGGCGTCCTTGTTGAGAGCGGCGAGGCGCTCCCGCAGTGCTTGCATGCTCATGATGGCCCTTTCTTGGCTGTGAGCTGACAAAAAAATGGCCACCCGAAGGCGGCCAGCTATCGACGCGGGAAGCGTCAGACCTGGGTGACGAGGCGCAGCCGGTTGCGGTTGCGCAGCGCCTGGGCGGCGGCTTCCGCAGCGATAGCCGCGGCGTCGGGTTCGGGAGACTTGCGCTCGAGCTTCGGTGCCTTGGCGTAGGCGCTGAGGTTCCAGCGCGCGGGATCGGCTGCGTCCTGCACGCCGTCGCGCTTGCTGTTCGGATCGACGGCGTCGATGAACTTCGCGGCCAGCGCCTCCTCGGGCGTGAACCACGTCTCATCGTTCATCCAAGCCACGACCTGGTCGAGCGGCGCGCCGGTACGGCGGGCGTAGTCGGCGGCGATCTGCCCGTCGATCTTGTCGAGCAGTTCGGCTGTCGAGCGAAGATCGGTCTTGTCGCCCATGGCCAACGTCCAGCTGTTGTGCACCATGAACAGCGCGCCCTCGGTCATGCGCACCTCGTTGGCTGCGAGCGCCAGGTAGGTGGCTGCGCTGGCGGCCAGGCCATCGATGTGGCTGATCACCTTGCCGGTGTGGGCCACGATTGCGGCCGTCATCGCGCGCGCCTCGGTGACGTCGCCGCCCGGGCTGTTGATGTGCAGGTGCACCGTGCGGTCGCCGGCGGCAGCGAGCGCCTCGATCAGCGCCTGCGCGCTGGCGCCCCACCAGGCGTCGATCACGTCATAGACGTAGACGTGCGCCTCGGTGTCGGAGGAGATCTCCGAGCGCACAGCCGGCAAGGCCTCGTTGCGCGCGTTGTCGCGCAGGAGCGCGAGCAGCTTATTGGCTTTCATGCGGGTGCCCCCGGGTTGGTATCGGTGCCACGCTGCGCCTTGAACGGCTTGGCGAAGTCGCCACCCAGCGCGGGCATGTTCTTGAGCTTGCGGACCTCGTCAACGCTCATCCAGCCGTCGCCGCTTCCCGGCCCGCCCAGCGCGAAGCGGAAGTTCTCCGCCTGCGCCTTGCTGTCGCCGCGCAGGAGCGCGTCGAGCTCGAACTCCACGAACTGGCCCGCCCGGCGGAACAGCTTGCGGTTCATTTCCTCCTCCCAGCGGCACAGATGCGGGCTCAGCGTGTACTTCACGAAGCCGAGTGTGATCTGCTCGACGCCGGTTCCCCAGCTGCTGGTCTTCTCGCTGTCGCCGATCAGGATCGGCGGCACGCCCATGGCCTCGCAGATCTGGCCCTTGTCGAGCTTGCGCGAGCCCAGCAGCTCCATGTCGACCGGGCTGATGTTCAACGGGATGGCTTCGCCACCCTCGGTCAGGATCAGCGGCAGGCGCTCTTGCGTGATGCCGGCTCCGTAGGTAGCCACGAAACTCTCGCGCAGCAGCTTGGCCTGGTCGGGCGACAGCTTCTGCGGGTACTTCAGCGCGATCTTCGGCATGGCGCCGCTGCCAAGCGACTTGCCCATGAAGTCGGACGATGCCAGTTCGTTCGACACGGCATTCCGCGCGGCATGCTGGATGACGCTCAACGAGCGCCGGCCGTCGAAGCCGAAGCCGCTGAAGTGCAGCATGTCGTCCTGGTCGACGGTGTGCGTCGTCGCAGTGATCGGGTCGAAGATGTCGTAGGCCAGGCGCGTCTCGTCGGCGTCGTTTACCCAATAGCGTGCGTTGACGCAGTCGGGATGGTGCGGCTTCAGGCCGGCAACGGCACCACCGACAGCGTTCTTGCGCAGGATCTCGGTGTGCTGGTCACCTCGTAGGTGCACGCAGCGCACAATCCATTCCTTCCAGCTCGCCGCCGTCCAGTTGGCCACCGGCTGCTCGTTGAGCATCCACCACAGTGTTGACGGCGCCATGCGCTCGCGATCGCCGCTGGCGCCAAGCATGTATTGGTGAATGGGCAGCTGCAGCACCGCGCCGGCGATCTTCGAAAGGCAGGCGAACACCGTGCTGACACACATCGCGGTGTAGTCGGTCACCTGGTAGCCGCTCGACGTGGGCAGAGGCGAGAACAGCTCGCGCATGCCGGTCACGTCGGTGCTGATGACTTGGCGAGCGTTCTGCACGCCCAGGCCGGCGCGATTCATGGCGCCCGGTCGAGCGGCCATCCACTGCATCAGCGAGCCATCGGGGCGCAGCGCGATCGAGGTCATGCCGGGCTCCGAGCGGACGTCTGCACGTCGTTGAGGTCGACGAACGCTTGGCTCGCCATGCTCGACTCGCCGAGAAGCGAGCGGCCGAGCGCCAGCAGGGCCGCAACTGGCCCGTCGATCTTGTTCTCCTCGCGCTCCTTGGTCGGGTGCTTGAGGCCGGTGATCTTGGAGACACGCACCACGACGTTGCTCATCATCCAGGTCATCACGGGGTTAGCGTCATGCTTCAGCTTTCGCTCCAGCACCAGGTTCTCCACCTGGATCAGCGGCTGCGTGTAGAACAGCGGCGCTTGGCGGATCTCGACCAACGGCAGGCCCTCCTCGACCAGCTTGGTCGCGAAGTAGCGGCTCATCGCCGGGTCGAAGGGGATCTCTTGCACGTCGAACTGCTGGCAGAAGTTGCGCAGGTCGTCGGCGATCACGTCAAAGTCGGTGGCGTTGCCGTCGGTGACGGTGACGTAGCCGGCGCGTGCCCAGCCCTGCAGGTGCGCGTTGCCGGACTCCTGCACGGCGATCTCGTTCAAGTACAGCCGTGTGAACAGGAAGAACCGGTCTCCGCGCTGGAAGACCAGCGCCAGCGCCGCGAAGTCACGCTTCTCGGCCAGGTCCATGCCGATCCAGCAACGCTCGCCGCCGAAGTCGGCCAGCTGCAGGTCCGCGTTGCCGCAGGCCTTCCAGTCCTCGATCGGCATCCAGGCGCTGTCGGCGTTGACCCAGCGGTTGAGCCGCTTCGTCAGCACGTTGTTCAGCGCGCTGGGCATGGCCATGGCCTTGCGCACCGCCGCGGCCATGTCGTCGGTCTTGACCGAGATGCCCAGATTCGGGTTCGCCTTGCGCCAGACGGCCGGGTCGTGCCAGACGTCGTCGTCGTCGATCGTGAAGATGATGCCGAACCAGGTTTCATCCTGGTGCGCACCCTCGAGCACCTTGGTGGTGTAGTCGCGCTGCTCGTAGCAGATGCCGGCCATGTCCGAGCCGGCCGTGGTGATCATCATGATCAGCGGCTGAGAGCGCGCGCCGGTGGCGCTGTCGATCACGTCGTAGACCGCCCGGGTCTTGTGCGCGTGCAGCTCATCGACTACGGCGAAGTGCACGTTTAGGCCGTCGAGCGTGGAGCCCTCGGCGTTCAGCGGCTTGGCACTGGATGCCGTCTCCGGCACGGTGATGTCGTGCTTGCCAACCGTCACGCCGAAGCGCGCCAGGAACTCAGGCTCGCGCAGCGCCATGTTGCGGGCGACGTCGAACACCTCGCGCGCCTGGTCGCCGGTGGTGGCTGCACTGTAGGCATGCGCGCCCGGCTCGGCGTCGGCCGTGGTCATGAAGAGCAGGATGGCCGCGGCCAGCGTGCTCTTGGCGTTCTTGCGGGCGACCTCTTCGTAGGCGCGCAGGAACCGGCGCAGGCCGGTCACCGCATGCTTCCATCCGAAGAGGTTGATCACGATGAACACCTGCCAGTCTTCGAGCTTGATCTTCGTGTGCATGAGCTTGCCGTCGTGGTACGCCGGCTTGGCCCATTCACCTTTGATGTGCGGGAGTAGCTCGACGAAGCGGCAGGCCCGGGAGCCGGCTGTCTCGTCGAACACGTATGGAAAGTCGTCGGAGCCCTGGCGCTCTAGGTCGTTCAGGAAGCGCCGGCAGGCCAGACGCTCAAACTTGCCGGCCGCCTCTTCGCCCCGCGTCACGCGCTCGGCGTAGGCACGGGCGCGTCCTGCATAGGTGCTCACTCGAACTCAGCGAATCCGGCCGGCTCTGCCGCGGATGCCGGCGATGCGGCCTCACCGCCAGCGCCGCCGTCGAACAGCTTCAGCTGCGCGCGGATGCCGGGCACGACGCGAGCACGCTGTGCCGGCGTCAGCCCGAACTCGGCCAGGAGGTGTCGCAGCTTGTCCATCTCGCGGTTGAGCACCTGGTAGGTGACGGACTGGATGCGCATGCCTTTCGGCGTGAAGTCGAAGAGCGCGTCGGCTGCGTCCTTACCTTCCTCGACCAACTGCGCCTGGCGCGCTGCGATTGACCGCTCAATCAGCTCGAGCCGGCCGATCGTCTGGCACAGCATGGCCAGCGCGTCGCGATCGACGACGCTGATCAGGTTGTAGTGGAGCAGCTCGGGCGTCAGCCGGCGCCAGGCCTTTCGCGCCTCGGCACTGAGGTGCTTCGGCATCGACGGCAGGCCAACCTCGGGGCGGAACATCGCCGACAGGTCGATTGGGCGATGCCCGCGGCCACCCTCAAGAGCTTTGAGCTCTGGCGGCTTGCCGACTGGACCTCGTGCACCCACTGCCAACCCCTCCGAAGATACCCCCCCTACCCCTGAAACCCGCGTGCGCAAAAAAAGAGG